TAGGATTCTCAGCCATTACGTCTTCTTTGCAGTCCTAGCCGATCTTTTTAAAGCTTTAGCAGATACAGTACCTGTACCTTTTCTGCTAGTTCCAGCTTTTTTCCTTTTGTTCATGTAGTAGTAAAGACCTTTCTTTACTGTTCTACCATCTTTTGTTTTGTGATAGCCTTTTTTCATTATTTTCTCCTTTTTGCTTTGCCGCCTCGTTTATAGCCCATAGCTTTAGCGACTTGTGGGGCTTTCTTTTTAAGTGCTCTCATTCCTGCACCTTTTTTACCTGCTGGTATTGGTTTTGCCATTATTGCTCCTTTCCGCACGCAACACATCTGACAGGTGTGTATGCTTTTACTTCTAAGCACTCACATCTTTTTCCAAAGATTGCGTTGATTATTTTTTTAAATAGTTTTTTCATTATCTATTTATTTTTCCAGATTTTTTAGCTTTGCTTCCAAATCTTCCGTAAGACTCATCTCTAGAAGCTTTTAATTGCTTCTTAGTTCTTTTCTTACGAATTCTCATTGCGATAGATTCATCTTTTCTATCTTTGTAGCCTTGTTTCTTAACACGGCCACCTTTTTTCATGCCTTCACTTCCATATGGAAATCTGACATTTGATCTTACACCGTTTTGTCTCATTGTTTTATCTCCTTATTTTTTTCCATTACGGAAAATTTGTGTACCCTTTATACCAAAAATTGACGCAACTACAAGTATCCATAAGTTAGTAAACCAAGAGGGTAAAGATTGAAAGTATTCAAAAAATAACTTGACCTTTTCCATCGCCTCTGGGTCGTCCGACATGACTGCCCACATTAAAACAATGATGGGCGCCGATATAATTACGAGTACAAATTCGTCCTTATAGTCGTTTTGACGAGCTTCAAGAAGTTTACCCTGGTAAGCCTCTTCCCCTCGGGCCATTTTTTCTGCATGCATTAATTGTGCATCAGACATAGCCATTTTAGTTTTTTGTCGGTTGCTGTAGATCTTGCTGCCAGCTTGTAATGCAATCTTTGCTAAACTGAACCACGCCATATTAAAACCAAGTAGCTGTCTTTTTCTTGTCTTTTAACATTCTACGTCTGCCTTGAACTTCTACAGTCGTACCTTTGTCAATTTTATTGTAGACTCGGTATTCGTTAGTTTGGATTTCTGATCTAGGATCAATTCCAACTTCGCTTGGAGAATCACTAATTTCAACTCCACCTGTTGGAAATCCGTCTTTGTTAATACCTTTGTCTTTTGTTATTTTTGTCATAATACCTCCTAGTGTATACTATCTTTTAGGTCCTTTCAAGATCCTTACGTCTCTCTGTTTAAACCTATCGTTTTCTATCTTTGCGTCAATACCCATTTGAGTTTTTTCTAGGGATGTGTCCGCTCTTAACTCTGCTAATTCTTCATTTTGGGCTAATTTATCATCATGTTGGCCTTGTGCCATCATAGCCTTCATTCTGTCTAAATTAATCTTTTCTTGACCTTCATTTTCTTTTCTTCTGTCGTCCATAGCTTTTAGATCAAGTTCTCTTGCTTTTAATTTAGCAATTGGGTCGTTTCCTAGTTGACCCATAATTTTATTTTCTTCTTCCATAAATTCTTGTGTCATTTCTGCGACAAGTTTTGCTTTTCTAGACTCCATAGCCAAACTCATGCTTAATAATTGTTGTTGCATTTGCATAACCTGTGGAGATTGTTGCATTTGTGGCCCTTGCGCCATCATTTGTTGCATAGTTTGTTGTATCTGAGCAATTTGAGCCATTTCTTCTCTAAATTCTACTTCAATTTGTTCTTGTGCCATCAAACTTATGTGTTCAAATATATTTTTTTCTAATGCACCTAAAATTATCGGATTATTTCGTGCAATATTGGTTGACATAAAATTTAAATGCGAAGTTATATGCGCTTGATGGTCTTGACCTTTAAAAGCTTGGAAAGGTTTGCCTGTCATAGCTAAGATATTCTCTTGTGCAGGGTCCATTGGCATAGGTTGTTGCGGCGGAGGCAAGATTTTATCAATGTCTCTTACTCCAATCGCTGTATACATCGCTCTGTACGCTTCATACAGGTTGTGAATCTGTGGATTTGACTGTGCAAGTTGTAATTCTGTCTGCGCCATCGTAATTCTTTGCGCTTGTGAAAAAATATTTGGGTCAGCAACAGGTAAAATGTCAACTTTGTCATCAAAATCTGCAACTTTTATATTTCTTTGACCACCAACTACATCATATGGATACTCTGGCGGTAAATAAGTTTTAAAAACTTCAGCTAATAACTGAAATTCTTGTTTCATCGCCACATACAATCTCTTATGTATGGCTGACATGACCCTGGAGCCTCGCTCTAAGAGGGCAATAGTCGTTCCAACAGCTGCCTGCTGGTTGCCGTCACCGACTTGCATGTCAGCTATGGCGGCAAATCGTTGTCCTGCCTGCACCACAATACCCATTAACTGCAATAATGTTGCAGATGGTTCTTTAAATGGCAAAGGCATAAACGCATCTCTGATGTTTCCACCAGGTGCATCGACATCTCTGAACTCGCCGGGTTGTATAGACTGTGCTTCGTCTCTAACCCTGATACCACGCTGTTTAAATCCTGCAGGTAAGTTGCTTAAAGTACCTGCATCTAATAATTGTCTTAGAGCTGTTGTGGCAGTTCTTGATAAACCACCAATCATGTGTATTAAACCAAAACCATAAAAACCTAGTCCTGGTAAAAATTTAAAGTGTACAAAGTATTCAATCTTTTTTCTTAAAGGATCTTCTGCTTTGTAGTTTCTTCTTATTGCTAGAATTTCTCTAGATCCCATTTCTAATGTTACAATATACGGTAGTTTAATTCCTGTCGGTTCTCCGTCTTGGCCTATATCTTCAAATCCTTCTAGATCTAAATCTAAATGACACTCTATAATAGAAAATACATCTTCTTGTCTTGTTTTTGTAACACCTTCTAATTCTCTTTCTTTTTTTTCAACTTCTGTTTCTTGATCATAACCAGGTTTAATATCTACGTCTCTGTAAAAACCATTAACCTGTTGTTTTCTTAAATCGTTCTCTGACATTTTTAACATATGACACACAGCTTCTGCATCTTCGATTGAAGTTGCTGTGTATGGTACAATTAAATCGTCAGCGGGTACGAATTTTGAAACGGCTCTACCTAAAAGTTCATCGTAATAAACTTTTTTAAAAGTAGAGCCACTTAGAGGGAGATAAAAAAGCATTTGATCGAACTCGGGTTCATACTCCTTCATCTTATCCATGAGCTGATAGTTCATGAAATCTTTTACTCTGACAGCTTGTTCTTCTTTAGCTCTGTCAGGTTTTCCCATGATCTGTGTGTGCACAGGTCCTGTTGCGGGAAGTAATTCTTTATAAGCTTGTGCTTGAAACTGTGTTACCGCTTCTGCAAGAACAGGATGCGTTGCACCCGAAGCCCCTTGAAACGGTTGTGTTGGGTTTTCATATTTAAACCCTAATAAATCTAATCCTTTAACGTATGAGTCTTCCCAGTCTTTTCTAGACTGTTTGTATTGCATGTAATTTTCGTAAAGTGTGGATGCTAAAGGACCTAAAACATCCTCTGGTAATAAATCAGCTAAGTTATCAAAGTGTGCACCTGTGCCTGCTTGATTAACTGCACCTGGCTCAAAATTAATTTCAGCACCACCATCATCGGTAGTTGTAACTTCTATATCATCAGGAGAAGGTACTCTATCCTCTGTAACTTCAGTCTCTGCTGCTGCAATTTCTTCTTCGCCCGGAACTTTTATTGTTTGCTCCACATTAGGAAGAGCTTTATCTATATTGTCGTCTGCCATTTATTTTCTCCGAGTTCTTGATTGTTTTAACTTGTTTTGTAGCAACATTCAAGCCTTGTGGGTTTGGTCCACTTCTAGGGGGAATTAAGTTGGTTTTAACGTGTTGCATATTTGCAACAAGTGTTTTGTTGATTTTACTCATCTTTGTTTAAAAGGTTATATAAGAACCCTTCTCCTTCTTTGTATTTTTTATATTGATCATACCCCTCATATCCTAAACTCAATGCAAGACCTGGAAGACCGAAAAATTTAGAAACTCCTCTAACTGCTGCAGGACTCATTCCTAGTCTCAATCCTTTTGCTAAAATACCTTGAGGATTCATTCCTCTTGTAGCTTCTCTTGTAAATCTTCCTGCAAATGCTGGAGCTAAATAATTAAATGGATTAGTCGCTATATCTTCTAAAGAGTCTCCTTCTCTAATTTGACGGGCTATGTTTATTGGTGTTGTAAGTGCCATGCCTAATGGTGTCGCAAATCCTGATAATGCTTTTCCAGCTGGACCTAGTGCTGCTCTTACCGGACCCATCGCAGCCCTGTCTTTAAATGGTAATCTTCTTGCTCTGTACACGGCTGCAGAACCAGGAACTGCAAGTCCTGCTGCAGCAAGTTCTCCACCTATACCAGCTTTACCTAAAGTATCTTCTTCAAACGTATCAACTAACATTGCTTTCATTTGGTTCTCGTCAGATAAATATGTATCAGGTTCATCGTTTCTAAATTGTTTGACCAAGGCTCCGGCACCCGCACCAACTCCTGCTGTAATTGCAAATGTTTTTCCTTTGCCTGCAAATTTTAAAAAAGTTGTTGCTGCGTTTTTAATTCTGTTAATAGCACCACCTTCTACTTTTAAATCTTTAATTTTATTAGCTGTGCCTATTGGATCACTATCTAAAGCTTGTGCCATTTGTGCACCACAACCTTGTCCGCCGCTAGCAAGCTTAGCTCCACCAAATATTCTACAGACGTTATTTACATTTTTATTTGCAAGTTCTTTTAATAATTCTTTTTGTGTTAAAGCCCCTGTGGGTAATTTAAAACCAAACCCTTTTTGTTTTACAACGTCTGTCATTTGCTCACCAAGAGTTCCTAGCTCTGCAAAACGTTTCTTGCCAAAAACTTGTTCTGGCATTCTTAAATCTAAACGAGCTGCTTTTATTCCATGTCTTTTTTCAAAAAGCGATGCTTGATTTTTATTAAAGTCTTTTACAAAATTAATAGCTTGCTTTGAGTTCGGACCAAACTCATCTATGATTCCTGTTAGTTTTGTAGAGGCTCTGGATAAAGCTCCTTGATATGCTGCTGCCGGACCCATGTTTACCTGCTCAGTCAAGAATCTAGAAAAAACAGAATATGGTGCAACTTGTTGTTTACCTCCAATGCTTGTTCCAACAATCTCATCTACTTCATAATTTTTTAAATTTTTAAATCCTGCACTTTTAAATGCTTCTCTTAATGCTTCTTGATATCCTCTAAAAGTTCCTGATTTAGTTCCCAGTTGATTATCTATTTCTGCTTGTGCAAACTTGTATCCTGCGGCATGAAAAGGATTTCCCCATGGAGCTTGTTCAAATTGATTAATTAACCTTTTGTGTAGTGGTAAATTTTTTTTAATACTGGTTCCTATAAACTCATCGCCTTTAGATCCTCTTGCAATATATAAAACACCCTCAGCTAATTTCTGACTTGTTAAATCTAATTTAGGAAACATAGCTTGTGCTTTAGTTAGGAAAGTAGGATCACTTAATGCATCTTTTTTTAACATGTTCATAAACTTTTTATTGTTTAAAAACGCGTTAACCCTTTTTTGCATAACGGGTAAAATAGTAGAAGAACGTACATTCTTTTTAAAAGCTTCTATTTGTC